ATTACCTAAGGCTTTCAAATTATTTGCATAAGATGCATAAACTTCTTCAATAGGCCGACCAGAAGATAATTTGAAAGCATCGTCTACTTCTGCCATTCTTGTAGATACAATTTTTCTAAAAACTACACGTCCCTTAGAATCAACATAAGATTCTCCAGTTTTCGTATATACTTTCTTGCCTGTTTTTGGGTCTATTGGTCCGCCTTCTTTAGTGCTTCTTGGTTTACGAGCGGGAATTCTAATCTCAGAGGCAGCTCTAGAAATTAATGTTGATGCTCCACCACGTTCAGTATTTTGATATTTCTTACTAAGAGAAGATATTCCATTATCAATATATGCCTGCCGATAATTTAAATTATGTTTCTCCGAATCGATAACAACCATTGAATAACGGACTGCTCTAGCAATTTCATCAAGATTAGCTCCTTTAATAGTCATATCAGTAATTAAATTTGAAACTTCGCCCATTTTAGTTTGTTTTGTCTTTGGTTTAATCGAAGGAATGTCTGAACCTTCAGGAATTTTATATATTGTAATCGGATCAAAATTCTCAAGACCTTTTAAAGAAGCAGCAGTTCTTATTAAACCTCTATTGTTTGGAATTACTATCACAGCATCTCCATCGAAATCTGCGCCGGAAAGCTTTTGTGCAACTTTAGGATGAATTCCAATAGCATCAGGAGCATTTTTCATAATAGCTTGTGCTGCTTTATTAGCTTTATTATTTACTTTAAGTTGAGGTATTTCAAATATCCCACCATGAGGATGTCTTATTAAAACAACTTGTTCTCCATCCTTATATGTTGGCGCATAAACTTCTGTATCCTTCATATTTAAAATTGGAAGAATCACTTTAGAAGCTTGTCTTGGAAGAGCTGCTGCTTTTAAATGAACTGCAGAAGCATCACAATCGTCGGCAAACGCCATAAGAAGTTGTTTTTTAACGATAGGGTTTGTTAAAGACATAATTTCTTCAAATTCTTCCTGTTTTTGTTTTAATGCTAAATTAAGTTGAGTTTTCGCTAATGGTATAGTTTGTTTAGAAAGAATTTGTGAAGAAATGGTTTTTGACCATGTATCCCAATCTCCTTCTTCATTAACAATATTAAGAGCCCCTCTTTGCCCACCAAGTTTAATTGTAGAACCAAATGGATTATCAGAATCGATAATATCTTCTCTATCATCTCCAGTAATTTTTTTCATTTTTTTCATAGCGTCCATTTTTCCAACATCTTTAGATTTATTTGTATTAAATACAATATCGACGCCTTTTGGTAAATCATCAGAATAAATTGCCATCCCTTTTAAAAAATGTGTACCATCTACTCCAATGCGAACTTGTGCATATTGAGACCCACCAAGATCGAGATCGGAAACACCACGTCGAAGTTCGATAACTCCATCTTTTAAAGCCCCACCTTCCTCAGAAAACCGAACTTTAATGCGATCCGAATTCACACTCTGAATTGGTTTTAAACCTAATACAGACGTGTATGTTCTTCCATAATCATCAGATTTAGCAGTAATACTTTGAATCTTACTTATATCTTTAACAACTTCTTGCCATGTTGTATCAGGAGTGCCTAAAACTTTAAAAATTGTAAATTGCCCAGGTATCCCAACTTGTTCCACGTTTACACGATGTACTTTATATCCTTGTTTTTGAAGTTCCGCAACAGCAGTATTAAGTTTTGTACGACTTACGCCTATATGATTTTCGACACCTGTGCCTATATCAATAAATCTTTTTTGATCAACACTTTCTTTAAGCATATTAGCGGTTGCCATAGTGATCGCTGCTCTTTCCGCAAGAACTGGGTCAAGAAGAGAACGAACAGAGGACTCGTTTATTCCCATTCTTCTTCCAATTTCCATATTAGAATAGCCCTTATCTTTAAGTCGTAAAACTTCTGCTGTATTTTCAGCTCTCTCTTCATCTTTTGTAAGAGATATTCTTGCTCTTAATTGAGTTGTTGTTATTCCTTCTCCACGAGCAATTTCTACATCACTAAGACCTTTATTACGAAGTTCTTGAATATGAGATCGAAAGCTTATAGATCTTTGATAAGGATCGTCTCCAGATCCCCAAGGATATCTTCCTGAGCGTCTAGGCATTCCAATATGTTCCAAATTATTACTCATGAAAGTTATCCTCCTATTAATTTCAATTGTTCTATCTTTTTATCAAATGTAATAATTTTATCCATTATACTATAAACTTCTTCTGACTCGGGAATATGTATAATAACCTCATCTGATTGATATACCCGAAGTTCTATTTCAATATCTATTGGTTTAATATTATATTCTAAACAAAATAATGCGTTATATACTAATAATTGTTTAATAGAAGCTGGCGTTTCTCCAGTCTTTAAGTCATGAATTCTTAAAAAATTTCTTCGAAATGAAATAGCATCAGCAGTTCCAAAACAATTATCCGAAAAATAAAGAATCTGTTCTGTTTGCATTTTAAAACCAATCGCATCATTAACATAAAGGTTTAAAGAATTTCTCGTTTTAGGAAGTTTTACTCCAAGATTAATGCATTGACGAGCAAGAGCATGAAGTTCTGTTCCTCGTTGCGCTAATTGATATTTTGTAAATGAAGAAATTAATTTTTCTTCATCATAATTAATCCAGTGATATTTACTAGCACTTAGAAAAGCGTGCAAGCCTTCTAGTCGAGAATGCCTGTTGAAGTTCATATAAAACCGCCTCTCTATTTTCTGGACAAATCATAGAAGCAAAAGACATATTATCCATAATTTCAAGATAATATTCTTGATTTGGTTGATATGGTTCATAAAGACTTTTCTTACATTCTAAAGCCGCCCAGGTATTTTTGTATAAAATTAAAAGATCTGGAACTCCTTGAATATAATTAGCATCATTTTTAAGAACTATACAATTAGGAAAAAGATTTTTAAGATCTTCAATTACTAATGATTGAAACTTTGATTCTCTAACCACCAGAACGGCCTCCTTTCAAAAAAAAATAGAAAGAGCATTTCTCTACTCCCTTCTATTAGAGACTATGTTTTCGCCGCGATAAAAATTTTAAGCAGACATAAAACGATGCTCATTAAAATCGCGTTTATTATTAAATGCTTTTTGTATTGCTAAATCAATTATAGAATTTGATCGCAAATAATAATAATAAAGATTTGTAAATGGAGTATTTAATCTATCAATTCGACCTGCAGCTTGAATAGTTGCTTTGTATGAATAATTTTGAGAATAAAATATTATAGTATCAGTTTCAATACAATTCCATCCTTCTGCTCCAGCTGCATATTGAACTATATATATCCAGGTATCAGTATTTGGTATTTGTTCATGTTTATGCCCATTCCATTGAGCAATTGGTATTCCTATTTTTTTTCCAAGTTGAAGTAGTAACTCTCTCTCATAATTAAAATTATAAAAAATTATAACTTTTGGGTGTTTTTCAATAAGCTGAACAACCATATTAATTCTTCTTGAATCGCTATTAACAACTCTTCTCATAAGATAACAAAGTTCACCAATATCTTTAATTGGGCGTTGCTCATAAACATTCCATCTTTTAATCATTACTGTGTTAAAAAGTTCTCTATCAAATCCAACCTGAATTATTTTATCATGAGCTATTGTTCTTTTTTTATATTTCATATTAATAATAATTGAATCACGAAGTCGAACAAGTCTAGAAATTTCAACAAAATGATCTATCTTTGGATACTTTGTAAAATTACTATATACAACATGTCTATGAATAAATTCTGTTCTATTTTTATACCAACCATTTGCTATAAAAACTGGAATATAATCCATCCATGTATCTCCTGGTGTAGCACTTAATAAAACCCATTCATTATTCTTTGTAATTTTAAGAAAAGATTTTACCCACACTCCATTCCCAATAACTTTTTGTTCATCAAATATAAAAAAAGCATTTTTAACATTAGTATATTTGTAAATATTGTTCCATGAATCAATAATTAAATTAATATTATTTATATTTTTTTCTTTTTTTGTATAGATAAGAAACGAAGAGCATTCTTTTTCCCATTCAAGCGTGTCTCGTTTTCTAGCAGTTGTTATTATATATAAATCTTTTGGTTTTTTCATAGGCGAATATCCACTTTCACCATTTATTTTAATCTTTCCTTCACATACTTTTATATAATAATAAGCAAGGGCTGTTATAGATTTACCAGAACCGACTCCCCCAACTAAAATATTTCCATTCTTAAGTTTTTCAATAGCATCCCGCTGATGTTCATATAAATTTACAGCCATATTGGCGAATCAGTCCTCCATTCAAAAAATACGCCCGTCAAGCCGATAGCACAGCTTTTTCTTAATCGTGTTTGTGATCCTTGCAGCTTCCATCACAAGCATCACAATTTTTACACCCACCTATAATATCGATACCACTATCAGGAACATCATAATATTTTTTCTCAAACTCATCTTCTGCAATTGTAACATACATTGATTTAATATAAGCCTTTACGCCTCTCTTTTCATTCTTTGTCCCTTCGTGAAGAACCCAATTATACGGACGGATAATAAGATCAATTTCTACAATTTCTGCCCAATCAAGAATACCAATAGACTCATCATCCATAACAGTTTTTCCTTTACTAGAAATCATAACAATTTTTGGTGGAATATTATCATAACTTACTGCTACTTGTAAATAACCTTGCTCAGATTCTCTTTCATCCCGAGGTTTAAGCCAACGAATATTCCATCCATCTCTTTCTAAAATTTTTGCGAGATCTTCTTCGAGAAAAACACAAAAATTACGTCTACCAGCAGGATTAAATTTACCTTCCTTACCACTAAAATTTCTAAAACCGATGCGAGCATTTTCAATTGTAATATTATTTTTTATCATTTTTTATTTCTCCTTTTTTAAATTTAAAATGGTAAACATTCATATCCCAAATCACAAATTAATTCCCCATTAATATTTTTCCAATTAGAACACTCTTGACAATCAAATCTACCACAAGCTCTATACTTTTTTACATCATGATATTCAGAATCAGAGATAAACCATTCAATATCGCCAAATTTTGAAATATCTTTCACTGCAATGTCAACTAATCCGTTATAAAAATCACGATCAATATCATCCTCTCTTCCTAATTCTTTAATCATTTCAGCTTCTAACCATCTATACCCTTTACTTCCGGTTACCGCATAATATTTATCTTCAGTTACACGAAGTAAAATTCCTCCACCACAACCAGGACGAACAGGACAGAATGCTCCAGCTTTTCCAATAAAATAATAATTATGTTCTCCTTCTGGAAGATTTTCATTCATATCTAAATATAATGCGCCAACAGTAACAGTTTTTATCTCAAACATATCTTTAAATCCTATAGGCTCATGAGAAAATAATGTTTTAAAAACATAAGGTTGAGCAAATTGTGCCCCAACAGCAACCCAACCTTTATTTCTACGAAGTTCCTCAGATTTATGGGTCTCCCATCCAGCAACCCTTGCAATATAAACAGCATCATTAACTAAACAAAACCTTTTATATGTTGCTTCTTGTTCAAAAGTATATCCATATTTATTACCAAATTCCATTATAAATTTTACAATCTCTGGTGTAATATTCGGTATTTTAATGGAATCGGTTTTAATATGAATTACATTAAACCCCTCCTCTTCAATCGCATATTTCAAAGAAATCATAAATAAAGCTCCACGTTTTGCAACAATATTATCTTTATTTCTTAAATCTCTAAATTTATTTTCAAATTTTGCTGATGTTAACCCATAAACAATATTAATAACAATTTTTAATGCATAAGATAATGCATCTGAATCCCCCTCATTTGTTAAATAATTAGATAAAATACCACCAAGCATACTTCTTGCTTTATCATAATCTTTGTGTTTTATTGCAACTCGAGCATCAAGAAGTTCTTTATAATTCTTAGTATATGGACCAAATATATTCATTTCGACAGCACTTGTTGGGTGCATTGAAACGATATCAAAAACTGCTACATTTGAATACATACCTGGTTTACCATATACATAACCTCCCTCTCCTGTTTCTTCACCTTGATATATACTTTTTCCATTTTCAAATATATACCCGGGAAAATCTTCTGATAAGTCTTTATAAATAAACTTATCTTGGGGTCTTTTGTCGTTACCAAATATAATCTTTGCTGTATGCATTTGAGTTGTATCATTTGGAGTAAGGCCACTTAAATCAGCAAGAATAAGTCTTGCTATAAAATCTTGTTTTCTATCATGAAATACTGCTTCTGTAGCATCAACATCGTTTCCACAATAATCAACAACTTTATGCCATAATTTTTCTGGAACTGGTTGATCCCAAGGAAGCCCAAGTTCTTTGTGATGAATTCCGAGTTCAATTTCAAATTTCTTTAAACTTTGTTTTTTTGAAGAAAAATCATAAACATCCGTATAAGATATATTATATGCTTCTCCAAATAAACAATTACTGCTATCTCCTATAATTTTTTGACTAAGCGCGTATAATTGTTGATTATCATATCCTATATATCTTGCATATAAAATATGATTATCATACCTACGACAATTATAGCCAACAAGTTTAAATTTCATTAATTCTTCAATTTCACTAGCTGTTGGGTTAATCATCCCAACTTTGTTTCCACCTTCTCTTTTCCATACAACAACAAATAAATTTGGAAAGACTTCAACGTCATAAAATATAAGATCGTCACTTTGATAATTATTAGGTGAATTACTAGATTCTTCAGAAGCAAATTTCATCTTTTGAACTAATTTAATACAATAATTTGATTGATTTGTAGAATTATTTGCAAAGGATAAAATTTTAGGACGTAAATCTGTTACATCGTATTTTAAACTAGAATTATAAGCATCTTCTAATATTTTATGAATAAAGTCGATGCTCGGTTTCGTTCCTGGATGAAATTCTTTTTTAAGATTACGAGCAATCAAATCTCTTAATCGTTTTTCACTTTGTACTTGATCAAAATCGATCATTTTTTCTCCTTTCAATGGCAGACCACTATTTATAGTTGCGACCGGTAAATTGTTACATTTTGATAATTTTCGTCTTAATGAAGACTGTCCTACAAATACTTTAATTTCAATCCCATCAGCATAAATACGACTAAGCTTCTCAACATCACCATCATAATTATAATGAAGGTGTATTCCTTCTCCACTTTTACTAAACTCGGCATATGTTGCCGGCCATTTACTTGCTTCTTCAATATTCCTTTCCATAGATTTTTTACCATTAGAATCTTTTAAATCAAAATCAATCACTATGTGGTTTAACGGAGGTCTTAAATAATGAAGTTCGTGTGTATTAATATCTGAGAGTTTAGTAGTTACTTCGTTCCATTTTTTCTCTGGAGTCTCTTTATTTGTTGCATATTGTGCCGGACAATCTATTAATATTTTATCAATTATCGAAACAACCTCATCTAAAACTAAAGAATAAGAAGGTTCTTCCTCTTTTTTCTCAAATACAGTAAATTTTTCAGAATGAAATCCACTATAATAACTACGAACTTGTTTTCCATCGACTCGAATTATGTCATGAAAAACTTTAAAATATGATTTCATCTCCTCTCTAAATTTATGTCGGGGTAATTTAAAATCAACTAAACTTTCATCGCAATATGTTTTATACATTTCATATGCTTGTGATAGAGTTACTCCATCCTGTTCTTTAAAAATATAATATTGAGCTTCAATAAAATTAAAGAATACATCAGTTTGAAATATCATTTCAATCGGACGATAGTTTGAATAATAATTTTTACCCATTTTATTATAAACTTGTAAGCAATGCCATGCAATAGCACCCAATTCAAAGTCTATTTGACTCATTAATATGTGGTATCGCTTATTAAGTACTTTATTTCCACTTGGACGAACATCAATAAGTCTTCTAATAATACCAGACTTAGCATCTGTTATTTTGACAGGCCGATTTGTACCCATAAAAAGAAATGCATTTGATCTAGCTGTATACGACGCTTTATATTTTTCATTCATTGTCATTTCTTCATGAGATATAATTGAATTTAACTTTGTATTGTCTTCAATTTTTGAAAGATCTCCATCATGTTGAATGGCAACTAAAGGGTTTGTACGAAATACTTCAGTAGCAAAAGTATTACTTATATTAGTTAATGCTTTTGCTTCAAACATCGTATAATAACCCTTAAATAATTTTTGTACAATATTAAGAAAAGTAGATTTACCAGACCCCGCTTCTCCGTATAATACTATAAATTTCTGAATATTTTTTGCATCACCAGAAACGATCGCACCGATAGCCCATTCCAGTTTTGCTCGTTCTTCTGGTTTATATAAAGTACTAATTAACTCATCATATGCAGAAATCGATCCTTTTTCAAGAGGATATGATAATCGTTTACTTATATAATCCGTTTTTTTCACTTCACTATTTGAAAAAGTTAAATGAGTATCTAATTGATGAGCATTATCTGGCATTTCTTTGATAAATGTACGATAATTTTTCCACATATTTGATGAGGAATTTAACATACGTTTAACTTCAATTATTCTATCTGGCATTATTTTTTGAGTTTCTTTACGAGCTTCCTCAAGTTCTTGATCAATTAAGCGTTGAACGTCGTATTCATCAGTAGACCATATCTGTCTTTCTTCATCCCATATAGCATAAAATGATCGCCCACGAATCATTAAATCTTTCGAACGATAAGCTTTAAAATCCGGAAAGATTTTTATGCCATTTTTTGTATTTTCGCGAACAATTTGATAGAAATCCACAAACATGCTCCTCCCAAATACATTGTAAGTGGTTTATTATTTTGTTACACTGTTACATGTTACACTTACATTTTAAAAACTTTTTTATATTATTATATTTATTTATATTAACAATAGAGAAAAAAGTGTAACAAGTGTAACAGAAGTGCCATAAACCCAATCATATCAAGGCTTTCAGGGTTTTCAAAAGTGTCACAAAAGTGTCACAATGTTACACTTTTTTGTCACAAAAGTGATAAAAATCTACTTTAAATCTATTATTTCTAATTTTTTAGTTTTTAAAGTGTCACAAAAGTGTCACAAAAGTGTCACAAAAGTGTTCGTGTTGTAATAAAATATTATATTATTAAATCCCATAATTTTCCATAATATAAGCGCTCATTTGATACCAAATTTCTATACGCCTTTGATCTTTTCGTGGATTTTTTAATGGAAATAAACCGCCACTTCCGTTAGCTTTATAATGTCTATCAAGGAAAATTCCAATTTTTTCATGAATTTCGTCCGTATTCTTTATTTGTTTAAAATGATCATTATCATACCAACCTAAACTAAGATTATCAAGTAAAATCCAGAACCATTCACTAGGCGATTTTTCCCAATGACTATACGCCGACTCAAATTCAAGTCGATAAGATAATCCAATTAACATTTCAAGAACCGTACAAGGATCATTTTGCGATAAAGAGAGGCCGTGTTGGCCTCTCTCATCAATAAATTTTTGTCTTAATTGTTTACCATCTTCTCCTCTATTATCATCATTTGGTATTAATGAATAATAATTAATTTGGTGTAATTCGCTAAGTAATTTATCATAATCATGTAGGTCTTCTTCATCAACAATACTACGTAAGTAATCAAAATACTTATTCTTTATCATCGTCTTGTTCGCTCCGTTTCTTTTGTCTTTTTAAATATAATTCTCTCGGGCTAAGATTATTAACCTCTACTTTGTGTATTAATTCGGCATATGATTTATTTATTAAAATTATTTCGTAATCACAACAGAGTAGTTCGTTACGAACCCATACTATAGTCTGCATATCAAGAGCAGCAAGAGCATCATACCCAATTATTTCCTCAATATTATTAATTACCTCCTCATGCTCATCACATAGAACATCATCTTCTCTATAATAATATAATGATATTTTATCGTGATGATCAAATTCATGCATAAATTCCTGATCATCAATAATATATGGCAATGTTCTATCAATTTTAGTTAAATCCATTTCTTCTTCTGTTTTTCCAGCGTCATCTATAATAAACTCCCCCTCCTCTTCGTTTTCTTCTTCCTCTAACTCTTCCAACTCATTATTTTTATCATTAACTAAATGATAGTTCCTCTTTATCTGTTCATTAAAATTATTATCAAGTGACGAACGAGTAAGAAAATTACGATTTATACGCTCTTCTTTTTTTTCCATTTCTTTTTTCATTTCTTCATAATTAAATACAAATTCTTCTTCAGGCATCTCATTTTCAGATTGTTCCTTAGAAGGTACCAAAGTATTAACTCGATTTTGATATGCATCCTTTACGCTATTAATTTCCTCTTGCGCAAGATCTGCATAATACTTTTCATACATTTTTTTTGCAAATATAAAACCGGATATGGCTCCCATTGCAAATAGTGTCACTTTTAAAATCATTGATTTATACACGAAAATTCCCCTTTCAAATATAATAATTCAATCTTGGATCCACTACAATCCCTTCAATAATCACTTTATGAACTCCAAGCTCATCGTTATATTCAGTCTGAACCGAATGAATGTTTAAACCTAAATTAAATATTGGAATAGGCATCACTTCTCCAGTCTTAAAAAATGTAGTCACATAATCCGCAACAGATTTTGCATCTAGAATATCATCTCCATTGTATACTGACCAAACAATATACTTTCGATGGTTTAAATTTGATGTAGGATCCAATATACTAGCGCTTATTAACATAATAAACTCCTTTCAATTTAATGGGTTCTCAAATATCTTATTAAAACCCAAATTAACCAAAAACCCCCAGTAATAATAGTCATAACAAAATCAAATAAAATACCCAAACGACTTTGTTTTTTCATACTGTTTTGTCCTTTCTTTAATCATCTTCTGGCCAGTATAACTCAACCAAAATATCTAGTTGAGTATGATGATTAAATACCATGTATTTTTTATGTTTCTTAAACAAATATAAATCGTTAGGTGTAATAACTTCAAATATTTCAAATATAATTTCACCTTCGCCATCTATAAAAACATTATCTTCTTTAAGATAAAATAAAGCAAACCGTTCTTTTTTCATAATATATATAACAACCACCTTAATTCTCTTCTTAGTCTGTTAATATTTCACATATGATACGAGAATTATCTCGATGGTAAAAAATATTATATTCTTGATTTTGTTTAAACAAAAAAAGATCATTAGGGGTTAGTACTTCGAATATATTTATAATTCTAATCCCGCATTGATCATAAAATATATTTTCTTCGGGATCATAGAAGAGCTGCAATATTCCATCATAATCTATTTGATAGAGTAATTGCTTGTCTTTCAAAATACTCAACCCCTCAATCTTTGTCCTGATATAGATGCGTAAATATCTAAATAACATCCTTCATCTTTATCATGTGTAATACCATTAGCATATAAATATAAATAAGGATAATCAAGGATGTCTCTATAAAATATACCGCATCCTATGAAATTTAAGCCTTCCCTCTCGTAAAAAGGTCATAAATTACCCCATCAACATTAAAATCTAGAAGAATTGAGCGTTCGTAACCATTAACAAAGTTTCTAACTCTTGGTCTATCACCATCAAAGACGCCGAAATCAATATAATTGTCGCCATTATTACTAATCATCCAACCTACGACTGCACCGGCTTGAGTTCTTGGAATACCAAGAGCGTCATATACTTCATTCAAAAATACGTGTCCACGAGATTTTAACATATCATTATAGTAATTTTGCTGACTACGTAGAAACATTAGATTATACTCTGGGTTTTTAGTCCATTGATCACAACTTTCATCAAAGAATCTTGCATAAACACTTAGACCATTTGGGTCATCTATAAATGCTTGTTTCTTTTGTGCTTTATGTTTGATGCCCTCTTCGTCTATATAAGCAGCTTCAATAACCTCTTGTTTTCGCAAACCATGTTTGTACATATAATCGATTTCTTCGCCATGTTCCTCAATAACTCTTTTACGATAAGCAGCGAAGCCTTCTTCTACTATTTTATAGGCAGCCATAAGAGCAATATTTCTTTTTTTCATAATACCTTGCCCCGCAACAATACAAGCAATTGACGCCACTCCAAGAGTTACCGCCGGACCATAAAGTTTAATAAAATCAACAGTTGTTTGTGTATAGGTTACAACGAGATCCTTATTTTTATCCTGTTCAGAGTATTCGGAAATATCAATTTCGCCCTCTTCTACTTTTTCCCAACATTTGTGAATCTTATCAACCTTATCTCTATGATTATCAAGAACCGCCTCAACTTTAAGAGTAGCTTTACAAGCTAATACGTTTGATGCTACAATACCAGTAATACCAAGGCAAAGTAAAATTTCAGGGCTAAATTTTTGTATTACTAAGCCCGTTCTCCCTGTCATTTTTGACAAGGGTGTTATAATTTTTTCTAATTTCATGATAATTCTCTCCTTTAAATTTTATTATTTTTTAATGGATTAATAAAAAATACTGCTTCATTATACTCTGTGTAATTTTAACGATTTATATATTATTCATCATTTAATTTAATAACCTCCCAATTTCTTATTGGCGAGCCATAATAAATTTTTTCATTAAACAATCGAACATCAATACAAAGTTCTTCATTTATACCATTACTGCAAAGATATTTTGTAATTACTACTCCTGTCATGTCCGGAGCAAATACACTTCTAACTTCGTCGCGAAGATTTGGTTCTAATTTTTTTAAATTCATTTATCTTTATCTCCTTTAAGAATATCATAAATTTGTTCAGCTTCTTTTCCATATAATATATTAATAATCTCAGGCGAAATTCCATTTGTCCGTATAATTTGAATACAAGACATGGTTATATCACTTGAAATATCAATTTCTAACACAAGAGTTTCACTTACTTTTAAAATTGGATCCGATTCCTTCTTACAAGCACCTCCATAAATATTACAATATTTATATTTTTTAGACATTATATTCCTCCTTATTAAATACAAATATTGTTTGGTCGAATTATTCTAATAACTGAGTTCTAGGCAAATCAAGTAAATATCCATTTCTTACTCTTATTACATCAACCCCTCTTAAATCGACCCAGCCATATTTATTATCTGTAAAATTACTTGTGATCCCAACTAAGTCATATAAATCAGCAACGGTTGCTTGATTATAATCAATAGTTAAATCTACAAGATGCGATAATACTGTCTCGGCCTCACCTCGAGTTTCGAGAACAATCTCGTCAAAATCATGACGAACTCTACTTACTCTTGATATATATCTTCGATCGCGATCTCTTGGGTCTCGATCTCTATCTCTATCTATTGATCGATAAGATGAACCGTAATTAATATAAGGACGCCCACTATCTCTTCTACCACTACCACTATGTCTTCGTCTGTCTCCACCAAAAAGATACATTTCGGCAAAGCCGCCCCAACCAATAATATCACAAATCATAGATTTAGCAGCAGGAATAAGAACATCGTGAAAAATATAACTACCTACACTTTTTGTGTTGTCTTCAAAGAATATCTCAGCAAATTTTTTTCCAAGGCTTTGTTTTTGTCTTTTTACTGTACCACTAATAACCTTTCCAAGTTTTCTATCTTCAATTTTTGATTCTTGTCGTATTTCTCTTTTTATAGTTTTTGAGTTTGATGGAAAAGTATTTCTTAGTTGTTCTTTATTGTAATTTTCCATGTGCTTCTTCTCTCCTTTTTTTACGACAATCGGAGCATCTTTTAAAAAACTTTAAACCATTATTTTTTAACCATTTAACTTCTTCTGCTGAGATAGTAAATTCTTTTTTACATGTTGGTTCTTTACATGTACGCGTAATTGACATCTCCATGATAATTCTCCTTTTTATAAATTTAATATATATATAAATTATTAAAAAAGAAAGAGACATTTAAGTCTCTCCTTTTACTACATAAATTTTTTTCCTCCAATTCTTACAATTAGGTCTATAGTTTTATCAAAGTTGTCAATGGCAGCACTAGCCCCTGCTCCTGCTAAAAACCCGCCTCCCACTTTAATGCACAATTTTGTTAATTTTGTTACATCTTCTGGGGTTGTTGCTTTTATCAAATTTTTTGTTATTGCTCCAACTCCTATTGAAATTACTATTCCTCCAATTGATTTTACTACTGTTAATATTTTGTTTTCATTTTCCATAAATATTCTCCTTTCAAAATATAGTTCTATTATAGGCTATGTAATTTTAGCGAGCTACTTATATTTTTTTTTAGTTATATTTACAACTCCATTACCAGTAAAAAATAAATCATCTTTTGGTATGACTTGTATAAAATTAATATAACTATCATAAGCCATACACCATTTGCGAACAGTTAATAAAGAAATATCTGATGGTTTACTGGTAAGATTACGTGGAATTACGGAAAATTGACCTTTTTGTTTAATAACGTCCGTAACATTATTTGGGAATTTATCAGAACGAACACGATTCATTATAACTCCAAGAACCTTACTAACTTCATAATAATTAATTTCTTGTTGAAAATCGATATCGTATTCGCCATCGCCATCAATACTTTCGTCCCCACTAAGAACTTGAGCTAATAAATATATCTCTTCATTAGTAAATCCATAACGAGGTTTAGCTATTTCTTTTATAGAAACTTCTGAAATATCTTTTTCCATAGCTAATAAAGTTGATGCAGATACTTCATTAATTACTTTCATATTTTCAAATTCTTTAGCAAGATTAAATATAATATTTATTGTAATTGCTATCATAAGTAATATTAATATGATAAAGAATCGTGGCTTAAGTATTATTTTTCTTTTATACATTTATTAACCCTTCTTTCATAAAATAAAAATAAGATGTTTAAGTTTCCTTAAACATCTTATTTTTAATCATTCTTTAAGTATTAGTCTTAAAAGCTGAGTCCTTCTGTTAGATTTTCTGGATCCAAGTGCTCGACTACATCAATAAACTGTTTTTCTCCTCGGTTTGTTAGCAGTTTTATTGCTACTACTCCTGCTATTACACCGACTACGATGATTGTTCCTTTGATGATCTTACCCCTGTTTTCCTTAATAAGCTGACCGAATGTTCTTTTCTCCATTTGATGATTCTCCTTTACTTATTTAGATTTAGTGTTCTCTTCATTATAATATGTGTAATTTCTGCGAATTATTGAAATATTTAAATTTTGACCCAAAATTCACATCCGGTCCATGTTGGAATAAGTTGTTTCGCTCCTTTCCAAGTAATATTTAATATAGCTTTATTAAATATACTTTGTTCGTTAGTACATATATAAGCATGCCAATGTTTATCATTTTTCGTTATATTTGATTCTACAAATTTACATTCTATACACTTATTTTGTTTTATTTTTTCCATTTATGTCAAGCTCTTTTCTTTGATTATATTCTCTTTTACTAATTTCAATCCAATTTGTTTCTTCTTCTTTAAAAAATTTATTAATTATAATTTGGATATCATCAGGAGTAATTGCATAAAGCACGCCAACAGTATCGAAATCTCCGTTTTTACGATCAACTAAAATATTCTGACAGTATACTTTAATTGGATCTATAGGCCAATAAGGCATTGTAATTGGAAACATTTTATCAATAATCTCTTGCACAATCCCACTAGAATAGGTGCTATTATCGTCGATGTCTATGCAATAATGAGAATTAATATCTTTATATTTAATCGTACCATCAGTATATTGATATTTAAATAAAGAACTCATACGTTTACATTGGTAATTAACTTCTTCGCCATCGAGTTTACTTATATCCGAAATATCACTCCAGACGTCTGGAGTGTCATAAATTGGAGTTAATGGTTTACCATCAATTAACCGATTTAAAATATATTGTGTATAACGAATACTAGACCCACTATGCCCATCTTTTGTAAGACTTAGAAACGCTTTTAAAGCGCTTTCATAACAATTACAACCATAATCCCATTCTTCTTCTGGCGTTTTACTAACTTCTCTTTCTCTAACACATGCAATTTCGACTTCTTTGGATGCCCATTTACTCATTTGTCCCATTGTCTTTATCTACTCCTTTATTTAATAATTAACTCAAAATAATTTTTCCAACATTTTTTAATATCAGTCTTACAATTATCTAATTCCATACCAACTTCAAACATGCAGATATCAAATGCATCTAATGGGCAAATACCTATATTTTCTTCAATTGTTTCATAAGTATCCTTCAATATTTTTTCTATTTTTTCACACCGACTACAATTAGGTGTTTTGTCATTCATTGCTTTTACTCCAGAAGTAAATCTATATAAAAAATCACACATTTTAACTTTTCTCCTTATTATTAATTTACTTTAATCTTCAATAGGCCATGATGATACATCATCCAGATCAATTTCATACTCTTCTGCTAAATTATAAATAGCTTCTTTAGCAGAACTATATGACATTCCACCCCAATAAACAGGACCATGAATAATTTTAACTTCACTAGATTTAAAACGATCTGGATGATCTTTCATAGCCCAATATCGTTTACCTTCTACTGTTTGGCAAAGTCCTAAATAAACTTCCCCCATATTTCCATAAATTTTTCCTTTTTCTAACATCTTTTATCGACTCCTTTCTCCCTAAGCCATATTTATTAGCAATGCTTTGTATTATCACACCTAGGGCATACTTCTTTCCAATATCCATTATAGTTTTGTGCTTTCCAACCATTTGGCCGCTTGTAGTTAACTGCATCCCAGAACTCATAAAACCTCTCCGGGGCCTCGTCACCGCAAACGTCACAGCACAAAACGAAACGGCCACTCTCTCGGTGTATCATGATATACCGCCCTTCCAAAATGGCTCCCAATTATAAATATTATAATACTTAAGATGCTTGGTCGTCTAACTCAATTTTTTCCATTTCAATTAATAGATTATAGAATTCAACATCTTCTATATATGTTTTAAAACCTTCTGACCAACTTCTTAACCAACAATTATATGCTTCTTTAATATCATCGACTTGCTCCTCAATCCTCTCCGTCAAAGCAATTTCCCAGTTAGTTTTTGCTAATTCTATGATTTTTTCATCGGTATTATATTTTTTCTTAATCTCTTCAATTTCCTCATCTTTTATCATAGAACTTGCCGCTTCGCGACCTTTTTCAACGATCATAGCATCAAATCTCATCCAATCTACTATAGAGTCACTTATTTTGTAATACATATTCATTATCCTCCTTATTAAAATTAATTATTTTAATTTTTATGGATTAGGATATAGAATATCTGGGGTCATTTTAGTACGTATAGAAGATAAATTATCAAAATTTATTTGAGCACGTATAGATAATAAAAACATTCGATGTTCGAAAGAATTTAAAATTTCTTTAATTTTTTCTTTTATATTTGTGTCGGTAACAAGTAATTCTTGAGCATGTTCAAGTGCCTGTTTTCTAGTTTCTCCATATTTTAGTTTATGACCAGTCGCAATAAGAATTGATACCCATTTATCACCATCTCTGTGGACACCTATTGTCTCACTATTATCAATATATCCTTTAGTTATTTCTGCCCATATCTTATATTCATTACACCTATACTGAAAATAAGTACTTTTTTTCATTTTTATGTTCCTCCATATCCAAAAATTAGCATTTAGTCTTTTATTATGAAGGTTTTACTCCCCAAGGATATCTTCCTGAGCATATAGGCTTAACATCTTGTAACTTGGTTTCTTTTAGTTCATCATCTTTTAGATTGATTTCTTTTAGCTCAACATCTTTTTGTACTTGTTCTAAACCTTCATTTTTATTAATTTCTTTCATTCTAATATCCTCCTAAAATTTTATTTATTTTTTAAATTTTGGCCACGAATTCAACCAACGACTTTCTGCTTCTTTAATTCTTTCTTTTACTTTTTCTTTAAATCCTTTGGCCACAAATTTAACCAACAAATCTCTGCTTCCTCAATATTATCAACTTGTTCGTCAATCCCACAAGCCAAAGCAACTTCCCAGGCCGTTCTTGCTAATCCTAAAATCTTTTTATCAGTATCATATTTTACCGCGATTTCTTTATGTGTTTTAGAACAATATTCTCCTAAATAAACCTTCTTTCCTTTAATATTTTTCCAACAAGTATAGGTACAAGTTTCTTCTTTTTTTATAACTTTAGCTTCTTCTGCTATACGAAGATCGTGTAAAATATTTTTTACTTTACTTTTAAAACGTTTACTAATTAATTTACGAGATTGCATAAGCATTTTATAAAAACTATATTCAGTGAGATACCAAGAATTATCAGAAATTGAATAACATCCAAGATTAATCTTATTTTCTGTAAGAATAGTAAAGTTTCCTTCTTCGTACCTTAATACACTTTTATCCACAACTTTCTCTTTTAATTTATGATATATATCACTAACATTATACCCGGTTATCTTAGCTACATCTATTGCTAAAAATAATGGATTATTTATTGTACCATAAATATTTATTTTATGTCCACAAACAAAAATCGTACGAAGAATATTCATTTTTTTACTCCTTTATAAATAAATTATTTTATATATCTTGGCTCAACATTGTAATTTAATACTAAACAAGGCTCTTCATTCTCAGATAACTGAGCGCTAAAATTAATTTCAAGTAAACCCTTATCAATATCCCATCCCATTTGATCTCCTAATTTAATACTAGAAAGCCCAATTGCATAATAGAATTCATTAACCGTTAAGAACATATCACTCATCAAATTACGGTTTAATTCATTAACGGTTCTACGTATTTGTTCGATATCAGATTTAAAATATCTTCCGCTAAGACTGTCGTAACATAAAACTACTCCTTTACCAGTAAATATAACTTCATTTGTACCCAAAGGATTCTTTTTAAGACGATCTGCTGATATATCATCTCGAATCTTAAGTTCTTTATTTTTACCAATAGTCTCAATAACTTTTGATTGGTATTCTTTAAAGGCCGTTTCAGTAAGCCCATAAAGACTTGCTAATGCTGCATTACGTCTTAATGAAATATGATTTGCGCCAATAATACAAATTATTGTAATTGCTCCAACGGCTATTGTTGGAATATATACCTTCCATGTTAATTTGACAATCTCCATTCTGGAAGGATGTTTAGTTGTATCTGTCCAAGAATATACATCTGTATCTAAACCAAGCCAGTTCGCAAAAGATAACTTATCTTGATCTTCGACTTCTGTTGTGTATTTATTCCAAACATAATCGTCAATAAGAGATATTGCTTTTGGCGTTGCTCTAATTCCTAAAACGGTTGTCGTTACAAGCCCGGTTACTGCTATTCCGGTAAGAATAGTAGAACTGTTTTTAGAAATTATTCCCCCGAGAATTTTTGTAGTTTGCATAAATCTATTTGTTTCCATGAATATAGTCTCCTTTTTGTTAAAAATATAATGTAAATCATTCGAAATTATTTAAGGTCGCTTTACCATCACAAAGATAACAATATAATTTTCTAGTTTTATAAGTTACAACGATATGTGTAGGCGACCCACAAATAGGACATAATTGTGGATACTTTTCTGTACCACTTCTTGTTAAATTTTCTTTTACTTGAGGAATAATTTTATTAGCTTTAAAAACTTCAATAGTATCTCCGATACCAATATTAAGATCTTCAAATATCTTTAAATTATGCAAACTTGCCTGTTTTACCTCTGTGCCTTCGAGCCACACAGGCTTAAATATAACAACTGGAGTTATAAGACCAGTTTCGCTTACACTCCATTTCATACCGGTAACTGTAGTTATAGCACTAATGTCTGCCCATTTTAATGCTATACTATGCTTAGGAAATTTAGCAGTCCCCCCTAAAGATTCTCCATAACGAATATCATTTAAAGTTAAAACAAGGCCGTCTACAGGAAATATAAAATTTTCAATATTTTCTGTAAACCATTCAATTTCATTAATAAGTTGATAATTAAAAACTTTTATATGAGGGACTACTTCAAATCCAATTGTTTTAAGATATTCTAACTGCTTATATCTAGATAAAAACTCTTGTTCAGGGACTTCAAGTAAAATAACTGAGTGGGCAATAAAATTTATATATTTTAATAAAACTGGGGTAGTTTTTGTTGTATTAATAAGCCCACTAACCATATTACGCGGATTACTATATTTTTCACCTTCTTTTATTTTTTTAAGGAGATCAAAGTCTGTAATAGATATACATCCTTCTCCACGTATAATTATATTATTTTTAGTTGGTAATGTTATTGGTACATTTTTTAAAAGAGAGACATTTTTTAAAATATCTTTTCCATAATACCCATCGCCACGACTAACTGCTTGTTGTAAAATCCCAAAAGAATAATATAAAACAATACTTATACCATCAAGTTTCCATGATAAAAGACCTTCTTTCTCACCAAGAAATCGCAATAATTCATCGATACTTTTAGTATCTCTAAGCGATAAAATCGGCGAATAATGTTTAATTTTTCCTTCTTCTTGTTCTGCAAATCCAACTTTTATCGTTGGAGAACCTTTTAATTTAAGACCTGTTTCTGTTTCTAAATATAGTAACTCGCTTAAATACTGATCATATTGAGCGTCGCTCATTAATGATTCTTCGCCTTCCATAGGATTATAATACTTACGAGCAGCATCATTCAAAATATCAATCAATTCGAACATACGAGCTTCTTTAGTGAGTTCAGTAATCATATTTTCTTTCCTTTCTATTAATTTTAAATTTTTTATTCTCATACATAAAAAGATCTGCTGTTTTCATTGCAGTATTAAGTGCTAAATTTGCCGGTTTATATACTGTTCCATAAGATACACCAACGACTTTAAATATAACTGGTACTTTACTAACTGTAAGAAATTCATCACCACCAAGTCTAAACATCCAAAATTTATTTTGACCGAAGTTTTGTTTTATTTTATTAACTATGTTCTTAATATGTTTATCTCCTGCTGTGTGTCCTTTTGTATCATTAATTATTTTAAGATTATCTATATCAAATATTGTAATAAAAGCGTCTATAGAACTAAATTGTTTACGAAGCTCCTCAAACATATTGCGATTATATGTTTTAGTTAATTTATCAACAAATAGTAAATAACATAGTTCTTCTTTTGATTTAGTATTTAAATATTTTAATGTTGGCTCTACTATTTCTTCTAATTGTTTTATTTTTTTAATCATTTTCTAACACACCTTTCTAAAAATATTATACTTAAATATAGTTTAAATAAAATATTATATGTATTTACAAATATCACTCCTTTTTTATTTTTAAAATTTCTTTAATTGAATCCCAATATGACGAAATATTATAAACACCATTCATCGCAGAAAGAAAAGTTATTACTGTTATTCCACTAGATAATCCAGTTCTAATACCTCCTTTATGTTTTAATCCTTGAATTAATACAATAGCGGATGCCGCCGCCCAGGTCCATTCCTGTTTTAATTGTGCTTTTACTCCATCCATAAATACAGAGCCAATAAAATTACTTTTTTCTAAAATATTCATTTTATACTCTCCTTTATTTTATCAATTTCATTATATACTTTGTATTCACTACGAGTAATATCATTCATATCCATAACTTTATTCGCAAGATAATCTGCTCTATTATTACCATCATTATTAGAATGTCCCTTACATTTAATAAACTTTATTTCTTTAATTGAAAATACCAATTCCAGAAGTTCTTCCCAAAGATCTCTATTTTTAACAGGTTTATTTTGTGAAGTTATCCACCCATTATTAAGCCAAATAGAAACCCAATAATTTATACCAGATATCACATAACTACTATCCATAATAACTTCAACTGAAAGTGGTTTTTTAGGTAAATATTTTAAAGCCATTATACAAGAAGTTAATTCCATTATATTATTAGTTGTATTTTTCCTTGTACCACATATTTCTTCAATATGATTTTCATATTGTATTACAGCACCAAACCCACCAATATTAATATCAAGTTGATTACCTCTACACCCGCCATCACAAAAAATATAAACTTTCTCCATATTTTTTACCTCTTAAAAAGAAAGAGGTTTAATTACCTCCATCTTAACTTACTAATTGATTTCTCATAATTCTTATATGCATCCATTATGTCTTCCAATCTTTTTTTAATTAGTTCTTTTTCTTTTAGCTTCTTCAACTTTTTTCTTAGTACTAAGATACCTGTGATTACCACACAAATTCCTACTACTAATTGACCATTTGTTCCAAGCATTATAAAGTCCTCCTTTAACTAAAAAAGAGGTATAAAAATACCTCAAACCATTCGCCATTCACAATCAATTATGATTTGGTTAGATTTGTCAGTATTTTTAACCGCTTTTGTTCTAATTATTTCTTTTCTCTTTTTTAATTTATTTAAGCTTGTCTGTAATATTAAGTTTAGTATTCCTATTCCACAAAATCCTACTATTATTTTATAGCCTATCATTATAACTTCCTCCTTTAATAATTAGTTCTATTAGAGGCTATGTATTTTTCGCGAATTACTATTTTAATATATTAAAAAAGAAAGAGGTAATTAAACCTCTTTTTTATTCATTTTAATTTGTTTCCAATTATTTTTAAGAATTTCTTTTTTCTTTAGTCCTTTCAACTTTTTTCGTACTACTAAGATACCTGTGATTACCCCACAAATTCCTACTATTACTTTCTCAGTTGTATTTACCATTATAACTTCCTCCTTTAATAATTAGTTCTATTAGAGGCTATGTATTTTTCGC